AATGTTTGAAAATCAAATCTGCCCTCTAATAAAAAACCACCATCAGCAGTTTTCATAGTTGCGTGTTGATCTGCACTAGCCAAACCTGAATCATCAATAGGTGGAAACTGAACTTCATCTACTTGGTAATTTCTATCAGGATTTACAAAGCTACAAATAACTCTATTGTATTTATTATTTTTATCTTCACTTGCTAAACTATAACCACCGAATATATCATCTTCTGTTAATGTGATTGACGCTGTTCCTGTTGTCTCTAAAACTAATTTATATTTTCCTGATGTATAAGGTAAAAATCCTCGACAACCTCTTAATAATATTCTTGTATTTTCTATAAGCTTTTTAGTCGTATCTAATACAGCATTACAATCAAAGATATTAATATCTGAACCACCTGAATAAGGTGTTACCTGTGTAACTGCAATTTGTGACGCATCATAAAAACTTTGTAAATCAATATCTCCTACTGCTAAACCTTTTCCATATCTTTCATTAGTTAAATAATCTAACAAGCACCAAGCTGGATTTGATGAGTGTGCCGCAGTTTGTGCAACTAAACTAGAATTGTAAGCAACAACTTTTTTTCCTTGTACTACTGCTTGAATTTTAGGTATTGATGTAAATGCGTCTTGATTCCATTTAAAACGTAAAGCAAGATAAGCTAAACCTCTAAGTCTATGATTTGTTCCCCATGATGATAATGTAGATAATAATGTTGATGCTGTTTGACTATCAGAACCATAATGAGGTTCTACTCTAATTAAACTTTCAGAGTTTTTATAAAAATTACTATCTGAACTATTTACTTCAACTGCTGTATTGTCAGCTAGATCACTTGCCCAAGTTACAGATTTATCATCTATTCTAATCTCTGTTATATCGTTTATTTCTCCCTCACAAAGAACTAGCGCAACGTATAGGTATTGGTTATCAGTTCCTGATGTTTCTACAAAGACTCTAGTTCCACCTAACATTCTTGTTCCATAAACAACAGGAATTGCAGAGTCATTAGATTGCTTATTTAATAAAATACCTTTTTCAAAAGAATCAAAATCTGTTTCTCCAAAATCAGGTATCTCAGGTGTAGGTGCTAACCATGATAAAGCTTTACTTACAACTTTTATCGGAAACTCTACTATCTTTTTGACTACTCCACCCATTAGATATGAAACTCCCTTTTATACTTTGATGAAACTCTATATATATTATTTTTCTTATCTAATCTTAACCAATTAATAGGTTGATTAATTTCTAAATAACCTTTGAAATAATTATAAACCCAACTCATAACTTCTTTAGCTTTTCTCATAATAACTATATCGTATAACCAAACATTGTCTCCTGACTTCCATTGGTTTTTATATAATTTAGCTGTTTTTTTATAATAATTTTGGACGCTTGTATTGAGTAAAGCCCAATTCACAAAAGCGTAAGTTCCCTGTTCATCTTTAAATGTTTTGTATTGGTTATTAATAATAGATGGGTAAATATGATAATATAATTCTTGATAAGTATTATCTTTGTATTTATCGAATCTTTGATAAAGCTTAATTATATCTTCCATTATACTCTACCCCATTTAATATCTTGAACTGTCTCTGATGAGAAATCCATACCTACATCTGCACTAAAAAACCTTTGTTGAGATGTATTATTTGTTTTACGGCCATTAGTTTTATCAAAGTCTGCCCAATGAGATACAATTTTAAATACAATATTACTATCGCTACCTCTTTCTGATATTTCAAAAGTATCTATTGTTCCTTGATATAATAAAAATGGGTCAGCTATTAAAGCATTAGAACTATTTAAGAAACCTCTGTAAATAGTAACTGAATCATTAACTACATTCTCGTTTAATGCTGTTGAGATAAATGTTTGATCTGCACCTGATAAACCTAAGTTTAATGTTGTCTTAGTAATATCAACTTCTTCTGAAAAATTAGAAAGACCCATAATGAAATCAGACGAAGTATAAGTTACACTAGAACCCGATACTGAACTCGTTAAAGGGAAAGAACAATCGGTAAGATTAACAGGGCTAGTAAAACCGATTGTAATAAGATGAACGGGTCTAAGATCATTAGTCGCTAATTCGTTCTTTATTGCTGTCGTCAGACTTCTCGTCATATTCTTCTATTGTTCTCCTTTTCACTTTTATATTATCTGCAACAACATAGTTTGCATTTTCTGATGGTTCTTCATGCTTTCCTATATTATTAGTTTTTAAATCTACATCTTTACCATCAATGATTTCTTCTGCAATCATATCAACATTTATCCAATGCTTAACTAAATATTTCATTATAAACTCTCCTCTACATCAAATTGAAATTCGTATATTATATTTCCGTTTTTATCAGCACCGACAGCACCGAACTCTTGTATATCATTAGTTAAATAAACAGTAAATGGAACATTATCAAAAGCTATATCTGTTGAAGAAACTGCTGTTGTTAAAGGGGGTTCTATTGTTAAATTTCCTGTTGAAATATCTGATTGATCTGCAACGACCATATAAACTTTATCATGATTTGAGAATTTTATGTAATCGCCACTTAATAAAGTTCCAGTTCCTGTTCCACCTAATGCTATTGATGTTGCACCCGCACTAGCAGTTCCTGTTGGAGAACCTGACGCTGTTCCTCTAGCATTTTTTATTTCAGGTGGAATAATTGTAAAGTTTTCCTTACCTGATCTTTGCTTCATAATAAAAGCCATTAGTTCTCCGTAAATGTCTGATCTATTTCCTGTAATAATCCTAACTGTAAAAGCAAATCTTTGACCATCTATTTGACGTGCTAATTTTTTACCACTATCTGATTTAGATATAATTGTAGTCTGAATAGACTTAATTCCCATAGTTGAGAATTTTGCAGTTGATATTGGAAAAGCACCTGACATTAGATTATATTACTACTCCCTCTTTCATTAACTGATTCGTTAATTATTCTTGATATAGTTCCTCGTCTTTCTACTAATAATCTATCTATCCCAGCAGTATCAACAGCATTAATAGTAAAATTAACATTTACTGCACCACCACCAGCACCTGTCCCTCTAGCTGATTGTGTAATTTGTCCAGCTTGGTTAGGTATAAATAATTCAGCACCTCTTTCGCCCACTACAACTGGCTGTCCTTTTGGAACTGAACCACCTTTAGAAAAGAATCCAAATAGACCACCATTACCGCCACCGCCACCGCCACCAAATGCGGCTAATATTGCTCTTAATGCAATTTCTTTTTGTAATCCATTATTAAGATCATCTTGGTTTTTCTTTTTTCTTCTTCCAAGCATTTCTTCTATTTTAACTATTGCTATATTCGCTAACATTCTAATTCCCATTTCAATTAAACCACTAAGTATTTTGATAATTGCATCTTGTGCTATTCTTTTAAAAGTATCTCCTAATTTTTCTCCTAAAATAACTGCTCTTGCTATACCCTCTGATACTTTTGTTATTCCGTTAGCTATTCCCTCTGCTATTGTCTCTTTTACGAATGAAAGTTTATTTTGTAAATTACTTAAAGCTTCATCATTTAATTGTTCAAATTTACTTATTGCTTGTTGTGTTGCATCAGGTATTTTTATTGCCATATCGTGTTCAATTTTTTGCAGTTGTCTAGCACTCTCTGTTAAAGCACCTACAAATCCCTCATTAGCATCTGCACCACCAATTAAATTTTGAAACTCAATATTCTTATCTATTGCTTCTGTCATTGATTCAGTAACTTTATTGATTTGGTGATTCATTGCTACAAAAGTTCCAGTTACTGCGGCTACTGAAGCCGCAACTAAAGGTAATCCAACACCTGAAATTGCCGCAATACCTCTTAAACCAGCAAGAACTACCATTACTGCTTTTCCTAGTGAAACCATAAAGAAAACTATTTTAACTGCTATAAGAAGTTTTAAAGCTGTTATAACTAAATCAATATTATCTTTTAATATTTTAAAGAATCCAGCAATACCTTGAACGGCTTTTGCTAATACTGTTCCAAAACCTATTGCTATTCTGTCTATCTGTTCTGAATTTTGTGCAAGTGATTTATCTAAACTTCCAAATTGATTTTTAAGTTCTTGAAAGAAACCAGCATCTAATAATGTTTTCTTAAAAGCAAATATTTTATCTCCAATCATTGATAAAGTTCCGCCTAATGTATTTGCTAATTCATCTGTTGCTTTACCAAATCTACCACCTCTACCAAATACTTTTTCAAAAGCGGCTGTTGTTTCTTCTATTGATACTGTTGCACCAGCTTGGAAACCAAGCATATTTCTAACACCTTTTTCTCTAAATAAATCTGCCGCACCAATACCAGCACTAAACGATCTTTGTATTTGTTCTGATGCTGTTCTAAAATCTAATCCTGTAACTGCCGCAACATTACCTGTTATCTCTAACATTTTTTGTAAGTCTGTTGCGTTATCTGTAACTGTTGCTAATATCCCTGAACCTGATTGTATTTCTTCAAGAGAGAACGGAACTTTAGAAGCAAACTTGACCATATTGTCAAAAGCTTTTGCACCCTCATTTGTGTCTTTTAATAAGAATTTTAATCTGACTTGTAAGTTTTCTAATTCTCTACCTGTGCTTACAAGATTCCTAACAACTAAACCAGCACCTAAACCTAAAAAGGCATTTTGAAGATTGAATACTGCACCTCTAACTTTAGCTAAACCCCCTCTAAGACCATTTAAAGCTTTTGTTGCTTTATCTCGTGCTACTATATCAATATTAAGTCTTTGGTTTGCCATTATAAGTTATACCTTTTTGCGTCAGCTAGTGATTTCTTTGTTTTATACTCATCTTGCTCTTTTTTCAAGTAAGCTAACAAAAGATTATAGTGACTTACAGGCATATCTAAAACTTGCTGTATTGTGAAATGAAACCTATCTACTATGACTAATAGCGACCTAGTGTCGGGGTCGCTTTCTACTTTTTTTCGGCTTCCTCGTAATTAGTGTCTGCTAAAATACGATTTGCAACAGTAGCTATAACATTAGAATCTGCTTTTTTTCTTAATGCAAATTTATCTTCAGGTTTAAAAGCTTTTACAAGATTACCTTTATCATCTTTAACTTGAAGTTTCATTATAAGCAAATCAACAAGAACATTTAAGTCTTGGAAATTACTAGACTTCTTAAAGATAATATTCTTTTCTTCAAGCGTTAAAGGTTCAGAATAAAATACAGATGGATTGCCGTGTTCGTCTTTCCATTCTTCTACTTCAATAGAAATTGTTTGAAGTGATTCAAAGTGAGTTTTAACTCTATCTATTACTGACATAAATTATTATACAGTAGATTTAGTTAATGCCCCAGTACCTTGAAAAGTAACACTTCTAGAAACAATAGCGTCCATAGCATTATTAATACTCATACCTGTAACAATACCTGAACCTGAGAAAGATTGATCTCCAGCACTATTACCTTCAGGTAATAATACAAAAGATATTTCACTTCCAGCAGTTAAAGCTTCTTGTTGTGCATCAGTTTCATCATAGTTCATTTCTAAAGTGCCTGAGAAAGATGTTCTTCCAGCTAAAAATGATTTTGTTGAATCTGATAGTTGAGTGTCCTCTACTACATCTCCTGTTGTCTCGATTGTGAATGAAGTAAGTTCACCGACAGCAGTTCCGCCAGCAGTTACTACTCCTTCTTTTCCGTGATGCGTTGCCATTTTTTATTATCCTTTTTTGGTTTATCTTGTTTATCGTTTTCTTGCTTATAACCAAGTTTTAAAAAGTTATCAAGTTGCGTTTCGTTAATTATAACTTTATATCCGTTCTTGTATAATTTTATATCTTTAGCCATAATAAGTCCTTTTACTACTTATCCTCGTCCTCGTCAATTTCTTCTTCGTCAAAATCCTCGTCTAAATCATCTTCTTCAAACGATTCTTCTACTGAGTTTTCTCTTAATTCTTCTAATAAGTCTTTTACTTCTTCACAGAGTAAAGATTCTTTATCGTGGTATTTTTCTATTTGATCTATCTTTTTTTGTATTTTATTAATTATCTTTTCCATTTATTTCTCCTTATGGTGTTCCTGATTGATATTCATACATACATCTTACTGTCATTCTTATTCCACCAACAGGGAATAAAGACCCCTCATCAGTTTCACAAGATATAACCATTGTATCTAATGCGTTACCATTTCTCGTAATATCAGATTCGACAGCAGTTTCAATAGCTGTAATAAGTTCGTTTCTCTTAGTATCTATATTGACTTCTGCACCTTTAACAAAACCTGATATAATAAAATCAATCGTTCCGTGTCTTGTTCTTGCACCACTTCCTAATTCCGAATCATCTCGTGTTTCTTCTGATGTTTGAACTATAACTGCTGGGTATTGTTGTTCTGAAAGTTCATCAATGGGAAAAGGTTGTCTAGTAGCTTTTTTAATTGTTATTGGGCTACTGATTGCTGAAATAACAGATAATAAATTTGATGCTATATTTTCTCTTACACTCATA